CAGTGTCTTTGGCTTGACCTTTAGTTTCCTCAGAAGTTGACTCTTCATCTTCAGTTTCTACTTTATCTTCTTTGCCATCAGTTGATTCAGTTTCTACTTCATCTTCAAAGTCTTCTGGATTAAGTAAATCCTTCTTTTCGTCCATAATTTACCTCATATGTTTGGTGATTTTTACGCTATTTCAAGCGAGTAGATTTTTGCCCTATTCAATGGGAAATTTAGGATTTTTACGCTGTTCCTTTGCGTTTTATTCTTGAGTCGCAGTTCCACCTTCAATGCCACGAGCATTGTCAGATTTAACTTCGCCTTCAGTCTTTTGTTGTAAGTCTTTATAAAGTGACTTAATCATATCTTTTTGGCTGTCAATCTTACCACTAAACTCTTTAGTTAAGTTCTTGTTATATTCAGTCATAGCCTTATATCTTCCACCAAGTTGTTTGATATATTCTACTGCTTGTTCTAATCTTGAACTAAGTTCTTGAATAGTTGCTTGTTGCTTTTGAATTGTTGATTGTCTAAGATTATTAACAACTCTCTTAAGTTCAGCTTTTGTTCTTGGTGATATGTTAGGACTTGCTTGTAAATACATTTCAAGAATATCAGGAGAGATATTTTGAATACCACCATTAAGTAGTAAGTTGTCCCACATTTGTTGTTCAATGAGTTTAGAATCTGATAAACCTTGCATTGCATCTATTGAAATATCGAAATTAACACCATATAGGTCTTCGTTTCTAATTTCTCTTAATTGAACTTTGCTTGTTTCTTTAGCAAAATCATCAAGAGTCGCATTAGGCATAGTTTCTAATTGTTCGCCCTTAGCAAGTTTTGCATACATGGTTTTTCTTGCTATTTCTTCATCTTCAAGTTCAGAATCGCTATACTCAAATGTATATTTTGCTTTATCAACGTAATGTTTATAGAACATTAGTCTTATTTCAGCCATACGAACGTTGTATTCCCAAAATAACTTTTGTTGTTGTTCAATTGCTTGGTTACTTTGCTTAATCATTTGATTTAACATATAACCACTCATATCTTGGTTGGTAATACTACCGTCCATAACATCATTGAATCCATATACAATTCTTGTCATTTGGAATAAACCATTTGTGAAATCAAGAAGTCCATTAGGCATTGGTTGACTCTCTGCCATCTTAATACCCCAACCATTAGTAAATTGGCTATAGTCAGTAATTACTTGTGATGGTTCGTTTGTAATTTCTTGACCTTCTAAGGCATCTGGTTTAGCAAATATTTTATTGTAAGCGTTGTTTTCAGCACACTTACAAAGCATTGAAATCATAAAGTTAATTGCTTTTTGTATAGGAACTATTGTTACCACATCACTTCTTCCATAGAAAGAACGATTTTCTTTAATAGGTTCAAATGTCGCAAACGGGTAGAGGCTAAATTTTTCTTTAATCTCTTTATATTCATCATCGTTCATAAAGTCTTTTTTTGTAGAATTCATAATCATATCTTCATAATCGATTTTGAAATCTTTTACGAGATTACCATTTTCATCTCTATAGCCTTCTTCAGTTTCTTTCTCTTTAAGATACTCGTCAACGATTTTTTTAATCTTATTTGCTGCATTTTTTCTTGATAATGGGTGTGGGTATGCGAATAAATCCACTGTTTTAGTTTCTAAAGTGAAATACACTTCCCCATTAACTCTAAAATATCTTGTAAATACTCTCACTAACGCAGAATTTATTTGGCTCTTATCAATGTGATCGTCGTCATATTGCATTCTTGCTTCAGCTTCAAGCATTTCAATCTTATCTTCTTTCTTTTCGCCATCTCTATATTCCATGATTTTCTTGAGTTCGCCTAAGGTAACCTCATTATAGAACATTACCCATTCTTGATTTTGAATATCATTAAGATATGGATTTGCTACTAAGAAATTTCTTGGGTCGATATGTTCTAACTTAAGACCACCTTTATAAATGCCTTTATAAGTAGTGTCATCATCGTCCCATCTATAAAAAGTTATTTCTGTTCCATTTGTCATACCATTTATTGCTGCTTGATAATTTTCACCATCAAGAGCAAGTTTATGACAATTGTATTCATCAAATTGTCTTAAAGCAGTGCAATTAGTGTCAGGATTATCTGCTGTAAATGCTAAATAAATAGGTGTTCCACATAATTTACTTGCTTTAATTGAAACCATAAACGCACAAATATTCATAGTTACTTTAATCATAAATTTGTCGCTTACAGGGTATTGATTACCATTGTAGAAGTCTTGAGCCACCTTAACTCTTCTTCTTAGTTTCTCGACTTCTGCATTATTATTCATTTGTTCGTATAGCTGATAACTTATTGTTAAATTTTGTTTGTCGTCCATATACTATAACCCCTCTAAGTCGTCAGTTCTAAAATGTTCAATAAACTCTTCTGGTGTAAGAGTCTTTTTCTTTTTATCTTCGAGATCGCTTTTTTCTTTGTCAGTCATAGTGAACTTTTTAGGCACACTATTTTCTTTGATAAACTTCAATGCTTCTGGAAGATATTTCAAATCTTCTTCAGTGATTCCGAAGTAAATTGTAAGTATTTTTAACATTTCTTTTAACTTTGCAATTTGTTCATCTGTTAAATCCATTAGTCCCATATCGAGTATACCTTCCTTTTCTTTTCATTGAGGTTTCTTCTACGCTCTTCGATAGTTCTTTCAAGTTCATAGAGAGAAGTTTCTTTTTTTTGTGGTTTCACAAATGGTATAGCCCTTTGTGCACCTCTACATAGATAAAAGCCACACGCACTCATTACAAGGTCATCATGAGCACCACCAGTAGCCATTGCTTTTTCTATGTTTGTTCTACCAGTTCTAACAACTTGGAAGTTTTCCATTTCGCATATAGTTTCATAATCGTTAATAATCTTAGGATTATCTCTAAATGCTTCTTGGAACATTTCAATCATTTGTTGTCTATTGTTTTGCTTTGTTTTATAGCCAAGTTTATTAAAGAATTTTGTTCCCAAGTCTTCAATATCTTGGTCTTGATATATAAACTTATAGCCACATTTCATAACTGTTTGAAGTATGTATGCTGTGGTATTAGTTTCGCCTGTTATCATTGCGTTGTTGTAATAACAACCTAAGCAATATAATTGATAAGCACAATCATCTGAATCACATTTATTTTTGTGATATACAGCTACTTGATGACCTGTATAATTATCAAATACTTGTATTGCGAAGTAGTCTTCGCCACCCATTGCTGGGTCGTTTGAGCAAACATAAGGGTGTGTATCTATTGGTTCTTCATAAATCTTTATAGAGCCATTTCTTTCGTTGATCCAAGCAGTATTTTTTAATTCTATTCTTGAACCGTCTTGAGATACTTGCTTATTATAAGTAAACAACCCTCTTTTTATCATTGGGCTTTCTTTAATGATTTCTTCTTTACGGATTCTTAAAAGTTCAGCATTAAATACACTATTACCACTCGTAACGAATGCTTCTACTGCATTTGCTGGGAACTCTTGTCTTAAATAGTCTAAGTCACCATTAAATTCATTCCACTTATCATAGAACCACTTTGTTTGATATTCATCTAAGCCATATTTTTCTTGGTATTCTTTAAGCCATATAGGTTTCTCATATTCTTCAAGTTTAAGAACTCTATATCTTGCTGTAGTAAACCAAGCGTAAAACTTAGGAATATAGTTTGTTGAGCCGCTATAATCATTGTCCCAACGCATTTTATAGTCATTTACACCATTTGCTGTTGTTTCTAAGAATACCATTGAATTGATATTTGTATTAGACACAGTTTGTAGTAATGATGTTAATGTCTTGTTTAAGTCTTGCCAGAATGCACACTCTGACAAATGTAAGAATTGATATGTTCCAGAACGACCTGCTGTATCGCCTTGAACCATGATTCTTATAGAACTTCTTTGTCCACTTGAGTATTCAACCACAAGTTCCTTCGCATTACTTTTAATCTTCTTGAGCTTTGATTTAATTTCTTCAGGAAGATTATTGTAGAAGTAATTGTATTTATCGAATAAGTTAGAGGCGTGTTCTGCTATATCGGCTACTATTGCTGCTTTTTGACCTTGTGTAAATATGACTGATATGAAGATTATTCCTGCTATAAATGTAGAAAAACCTTTTTGTCTTGCCTTAAGAATATCAATTCTAATAGGCTTACCACTCAGTTTTTGTTTACACATAGATTCATACAAATCTACTTGGTCATCATTAAGAATAAAACGTATTCTATTACCATCTGGGTCTTCAATCCATAAGAACTTTTCTATCATCTTATAGATCGGCACAGTTCCCATAACAGTTTTAATTGTTAAGACATTATCATATGGTCTTAATCTATCACTCGGTCTCATCTTCTTCCTTATTTACAATATCGCCGAATAATTCATCTGC